CAAATAGACTATCATCTAAATGACAAAGGAAGCGTGTAGCCCAGTCTTCAATGGCTCTATGATTACCTTCTGAAGACCATTCATACTCAACTATCACCATCTTTGAGTCTCCTAATTTCTCTCATTAAATTTAAAGCTTTCTTCCCGAAATCATTTATGTCTTTCAGAGACCTCCCGCATCCCGAACAGAGACCATCAGGCTCTATCCAGCATACAGCTACGCATTCAGAGGAAGCTTTAAGCATCTCCAACTCATACTCTAAGTCTTCAATCCTTCCACACATGCTCATCTCCAACCGCCTTCCCAAGTAATCCCTATACCATAATCGTCTAGGGCAGTCTCAAAGGCATCCATCTCCTTAAAGGTTTCGAAGTAATACTCTGTATCTTCTCCTCCAGATGTTGTTACTATAATGTAATACATTTAGAATCCTTTCGCTCTCCTAATGTTATTGATAGCCAAAGCAAGCGTCCCTTCGGCTGCTAGGTATGACTCAAACTCGTTATTCATAACATCTTCTAAGTCTGAAACGCGTAGTGTGTTTAAGTATGACGATACGAGGCCTTCTACCAGCATTTCCATCAAGGCTACGTCATGTGGGTTTAGTAATGGTTTCATTTTTATCTCCGATACTTCTTAAAGATGTCAATAAATAATTCATCAGCAGTCACTCCATCATCATCTATCCCTTGTTCTTCAAGGTAATCTAACAATGTTTCTTCTAGTAACTCCTGCAGTTCATCGTAATCAATCATTTCTATATTTCCTCTACTTCAAAATCAGAGTGATTTATATCACTATACTCAAAATCTTCTTTTGCAATTTCAATCGCATGGTCTTCGTCATTAGCTTTGACGACTCTCTCAATAGTCATCGTTACTTTATACCAATATTCAATCATTATAAGTTCCTTTCTAAAATTTTATAACTAGTTTTGTCGTTAAATGCAAGTACTTTTTAAGCTTGTCTTTTAGGGTCGTCCCCCACAGTTTTCTCCACAGAATTCTCGTAATCCCCCTTGAAAACCCCTTTTTAAAGTAGAATACTACCGAGGTTCTCCAGAGGAGCCCCAGGAGGAGCCTTTAGAGGACTCCCATAGGGGGCGTTCTAGTCCCTTGAGAGGACTACCAAGGCGCTCTTGTGTAGAGAGAGACCTTGCCTAGTAGACTCGGAGGAATACTTTGGGGATTCCTTCAGGGTAGCCTACCGAGGGCTTTAAAGACTCCTAAGAGTCTACAGGGTTTTCTTAAGACCATACAAGATATAGTCGATGAATAGAACGATCACAAGAATAATCCAGAGCATTACTAAGCCTGCTTTCCAAGAATAGCCATATCGATACGTTGTTGTATCTCTTTCTTAGCTAATTCAAGCATAGCTGTAGCGAACCTACGATCAACCATTTTCTTTTCGATATCAGTTAAGGTCTTTTGATAATCATCATTATCATAAGTCCCACTAGCAATGCCGTTGTCGTGGAAATACTTATCAAAGTTCTCCGCAAGGTCTTCCCAGAAAGGCTTATAGACAACATCGTCTATAACTTCTAGGATAGACTCATCGACTCCCTGTTCAAAGAGGTAATCGTAGTGAAGCTCAAGGTGTTCATCCTCGATAACATTAGCAAGAGGATCGATGATAGGGTTAGCTAGCATCAATGCTTGGATTGCAATATCCATTTCGCTGTGACGCGCCATGATATTTTCCTTTCAATAGAGAAGTCTGTCTCATCAGGTGTAGGAGACAATACCTACACGACTCCCCGAAGGGAGTTTCGACTTTAGAAGTCTTCTTCGGTAGAAGCTGTTTCGATAACATCGAAGTCAACTGTTTCGGTTGGTTCATATTTCTTTAAGTCAATCACTTGAACAGCGGAGAGACGAGTAATAATTTGTTCTCCACGGGAATAAGTGAATACCTTAACGGAACCTTTAGAACCGTTACCGATACACTTAGCATCACCGTACTCAGCACGGAAGTCTGCCTTATCAGCGGTAACTACTTCGACTGTAACATCTTTACCATCAGCACCCTTAGCGTAACGCTTAAAGTTAATTGCTACACCACCCTCAACTTCACGGACCTTACCGAAAGCTTCGAGTTCCTTACGACGTTTCTTAGGTACTACTACCTGAACATCGTACACTGGATCACCACCGAAAGGGGCGTGAGGTGTATCGAGGAAGGCGTAGTTCAAAGTTACGTCGCGGATGATAGATGTTTTGATTGTGTTTGTCATAATAAATCTCCATTAGTTTATGACGATGAGGATCTGCCTCGTCAGTGTAGGAAGATCATTTCCTACAGACGCCCGAAGGCGTTTCGGCTTAGTTATTACTAGCTGGTGCGCTATAAACATACTGGTTCACAATGAACTTACCGAGGGCTGGTGGATGATCAGCGGGTGTCGGTTCTACTTCCGTTTCAAGCTGGGGTAAAGACTTATACTGAGGATGTTGAGGATAAGCAATAACCTGTAAGCGACCCGAACGAGTATCAAAGAAGACTGATACAGCGCTATTAGCGAAGTCAAAGTAGCTCACTTCATGAAAGCCCTCTGTCGTAAACGAAGACGTGAAGCGAATACAATCTTCCTTAGAAGTACAACGATCTTGGAAGGTATGGTCGACCCCATGCTCTTCACTGCGAAGAGTAGTCCAAGACTTATCTGAGTTATGCTCGACATCGACGTCGTGCATTGTAGTACCACTACCGTGTTTAGTTTTGTAAGAAGTTGTCATAATAATTCTCCATTAGATTTATGACTATAAGGAACTGCCTCATCAGCGCACAGAGTTCATCCTGTACGGACGCCCTAAGGCGTTTCGGCTTGGTTAATCCCAGTGTGCTATCGTGATAATCGCAATCGTTCCAACGATGAAGTATCCGAATGGGAGGAAAAGTAAAGGGTGAGTTAAGATAAATTCTAACATAATAGTTCTCCTTTCAAGAGATTAAATAAAAGATTCTTCGTAATAGTCTTGGTTATCTCTTTCACGACGAAGTTGGGGAATGTTAAGAGGTTCAGCGTGAAGGACTTGGGAAATCCTAAAGTGTATCGAATCATCGTAGTGTCCAGATTCAATAGCAGAGTTAAGGAAATCCTCTTGAGCCGCAAGAGCTTCAGAGAGGGTTTCATGTGCTGATCGAGTAGTCCAGCCTTCGTGTTTAACGAAGTGTTCAAGGTTATACATAGTAGTTCTCCTTTCAAGAGAGTCCAAGCGAGCGAGTCGCCACAAAGAAGTTAAGGGGGGTTCGAACCCGTAACAGGGTACCCAAAACAACATCTATACTTTCTTAGTCTCTCCCAAGGCTACCCCCCTAATTTTCCTACGATTTCGCCTAGAATTCTATAAGTCCCTATAAGAAACTTTTAATTAAAGGAGAGGCCCATGCCTAGAATTGATCATAACGCCCGTCGCCGCGCTCGGCATGGTAAAAACCGTGCTAACAGTGGAACCCCCCGTAGCACTACAATTTCACCTACCCTAACTAATAAATCGCCGATGGAAGGTTTTTTCAAAAAAAACCCCCAATTAAAATCTAGTGATTCCCCAACGGACTCAATGCGAGCTCGCAGTTCAGGTCGGGTAGTACTTGCTGGTCCTAAAGAACCAAGGAAGCCTACTACTACTAAGACCCCCGCTAAAACTATGAAAGTAGGGAAGCCAGGTTATAACCGTAAAACTGTAGAAGTTAAAGATAAAGCCCCACAAGCTAAACGTAAACGTCGGGGACCCCCAGGGAAACGTCGGTAATGCCCCTAAGTATTTCTTATGTAGAATTATTAATACTAGTTGGGGTTTGGCTTAATACCTTTATAAACATCTACAAATTTTTTAAGGAAAACTAAGAAGTGAGGACTTTTTGGAGGTCCCATGACTGAAGTAAAAAATTGGTTATCAAAAGATGAAGGCTGGAAAGCTATGTTAGCTTCCGTTTACGCCATCATTTGCTTATTCGATTTTATTGTCGTCCCAGTATGGATTGGTTTCCATAGACCATCTAACGAAGTTATAGAACAACGATTCCATCAAATACACGAACATAATATGCCCCCCGAAATATCTAGGGAAATGATTAAACCTTTAAACTATCAACACGACCCTTTCACTTTAAAAGGCGGTGGGTTATTTCATTTATCCTTTGGGGCGCTCCTTACGGGAAGTGCTTTAAGTAAAAAACGAAAAAAATAAGAGGAAGACCAAAATGGCAACTTTAGTAGTACGCGTTATAAACAATACTGGTTCGGATGTAGGCGAAGCCCTTAATAATAAAATTACTTATTGGGGCCTAGATCATTCTGCTCATTTCCACACAGATCTCAATGGGAATATTGAAGAAATTCATATTCACAAATCTAACGGCTCCGTTGAAGAGTATGTTGCTACTTCAAATTTAATTTGCGAAGTAGGTTATCTTGGTCGAGATGCAGTATTTGATTCTTTACTATCGAGTAAAAGGACTCTAAGTTAATGAAGAACAAGAGGACACTTGAGCTTCTTAAAGAGAAAGCTAAACGGGACGCCCTCAAGGTGTACGAAGGGGACTTCGAAAAATTTTCTGCGGATAACATTAAAATCCTCACCAAAGATTCCTCCCAAGGTTTTGTCCCCTTCCTCTTTAACGAACCCCAACGGGTAATCAATGAAGCCATTGATAAACAAATAGAGGAAACTGGTCGCGTACGCGTCATCATCCTCAAAGCGCGGCAGCAAGGCATATCTACCTATTGCGCTGCGCGGGTATTCTGGAAGACTTACTTTACAGACTATTCCAAGTCGGTAGTGATGGCTCACGACAGTGCTACTTCGGATGCACTATTTAGTATGAGTCGAAACATTATTGATAATATGCCCCCCGACTTAAAACCTACTCTCCAAAAGTCTAACGCTAAAGAAATTTTATTTGAAGAGAATAAAAGCGGTTACCGTCTATACACTGCTGGTTCGCCAGAAGCTGGACGAGGAACTACCCCTACCATTGCCCACCTTTCCGAGGTTGGTTTCTGGACTCACGACGAGAAAATTCTTGCGGGACTCTTTCAAGGAATCTCCCAAGCTGAAGGTACTGAGGTAATCTTAGAATCAACGGCTAACGGGGCTTCAGGAGAATTCTGGCGGCTCTTCCAAGGGGCGGCTAACGGGGAAAATGAGTATCTCGCAGTTTTCATTCCTTGGTTTGCAACTGAGGAATATCGACGCGACGCCCCTTCGGGGTTTGAGAGAACTGTAGAAGAAGATGAATTAGCTGAGAAGTATGATTTAGATGATGAACAATTATATTGGCGTCGCCTAAAGATTGCGGAAGGCGGTGAGAATAAGTTTCGGCAAGAGTACCCAGCTACGGCTGAGGAAGCATTTATTGTTTCGGGTAACACAGTATTCAATCAAGAGAAACTTAATGATCTCATAGCTACAGAAGCTGAAGCATTTAGAGAATTCAATCCGATGACGGGTGAGTTTGTAGAAGCTAAAGAAGGCTCCCTAGAAATCTGGCAGTACCCTCAATTCGATGTACCCTTCATTATTGCAGCTGACGTAGCTCAAGGTGTAGGGAAAGATTATTCTTGCGCAGTAGTTATGAACTCCAATAGAGAAGTTGTAGCTATGTACCGAAATAACAGAGTAGACCCTACTGAATTTGGGGAGATTCTTTTTTATTTAGGTCGCTACTTCAATAATGCTTTACTATGTGTCGAATCGAATAGTATTGGTTTAGCTACGCTATTAAGGCTAGACCAAATGAGATATGTCAACTTATACTACCAAGCTAGGATAGCTGATCTTTCTTCTGCGGAAGGTATTCGACCTGGATTCAAAACTACTATGTCAAGCAAACCGCAGATTATTGGCTTACTCCAAAATGCGGTGAACGAAGATGATATATGTATTCCTTCAAAAACAATTATTAAGGAACTCAAGACTTATATATCCAGAGATTCTGGAAAGATGGAAGCCATGGCTGGTTGTAACGATGATACTGTTATGGCTTGCGCTATGGGTTTAGAAGTTTTGAGGACCCACGGAAACAAACTTACAAACGATAGAGTGTCATGGAGAGACCGCATAGGCGGTGCTATTATAGATGACGATACCAACTGGTTATAGGAGATATGAAATGAAAGGAAAACATCCAGTTTCAGAAAAATCATTATCAAACCTTAACCCGATTACCTCCCCAGAAATGGCTGAAGAATATCGTAAGAAAGGTTTAGAGACTCGTATGCGTAATAAAGCTATTCGCGAAGAGATCAAAGAGAAAATGGAACAACTAGCGAAGGTCATTAAGGAAGATGAGAACTCATTCTCAGCCTTAGATGTCCTCCGTTATAATATGTACGAAGCACTTGAAGAAGGTGATAAGAGCGAAGCTACCCGTATTGCAGCTATCATAGCAGAATACGAAGCACCCAAACTACAACGTCAAGAAGTTAATCAGACTATCAGTACATCTGATTTGTCGGACGAAGAGTTGGAAGTAGAAATCGCAAAGCTTACCTTAGTAAAGTAATTCGTACGCATAGAAGAGGACACTATGTATACGATATACACAAAAGACACATGCGGCTACTGTGAGAAAGCCGAGAAGTTACTCCAAGATAATTATCTTGAGTATGAGCTTATCGATGTGAACTCAGACCCCGAAACTCTAAAAATGTTTAAGAGTCGGAAATGGTCTACTGTTCCCCAAATTATGAAAGGGAACTTGCACATCGGTGGGTACGAACAACTCAAGACACACTTATCTAATAAATATTACAAATCAGTTTACTCGGAGTAACTACTAATGGACACATATCAAAAATTTATTCACCTCTCACGTTACGCTCGCTGGGATGAAGAAACACAAAAACGAGAGAGTTGGGAAGAAACGGTTACGCGCTACCTAGATTATTGGGGCGACCGTTTGAGTCAAGAAGATTACTCCGAACTTTACAAAGCGATTCACTCAATGGAAGTAATGCCTTCTATGCGTTGTCTTTGGAGTGCTGGCGAAGCCCTCCAGAAGAATAACGTAGCAGGCTTCAACTGCTCATTCTTAGCTGTAGATTCCCCACGAGCCTTCGATGAAGCACTTTATATTCTAGCCAGCGGTACTGGTGTAGGCTTTAGTGTCGAAGCTAAGTTTGTGTCTAAGTTACCTATCGTAAACGATACTTTCACTCAAACCGAACGGGAGATTGTAGTTGGCGACTCTAAAGAAGGCTGGGCAAAAGCCATCCGAAAACAAATTGCCGACCTATATCTTGGTCAAGTACACCAGTGGGACTACTCAA